TAACGAGTACTTTCAGTCTTTTGTTCCATCAAAGTTGATCCATGATAAATATGAGCCGGGCAAGGTTCAGAACTTTATTAAGCGACAGTTTGCAGCCAAGCAGAGATTTCTGAAGTCCAAGGCAAGCGGTCAGGCATTTGACCCACGTGCGTTCATGATTCTAGATGACTGCTTGTATGCGGCTAAGGAGTGGATTAATGAAGAGTCCACGAGGTTTGTGTTTATGAACGGTCGTCACCTCGATATGATGACCATTATCACGATGCAGTACCCGCTCGGTATCACACCAAACCTGCGTACTAACGTGGACTTTGTCTTCATTCTTCGTGAGAATATCCTAGGTAATCGTCGTAGGATTTACGAGAATTACGCGGGTATGTTTCCTACCTTTGAGATGTTTTGTGATTTTATGGACCAGTGTACGGAGAACTACGAGGGACTGGTTATTTGCAACAACGTGTCGTCCAACAAACTAGAGGATCAGGTTTTCTGGTACAAGGCTTCAGAGCATCCGCCATTTAGGCTTTGCGACCAGACTTTGTGGGCCGATAACCGCCCTTTCCAGTCAGCTATGCTCGCCGCCGACGAGTATAACGCCGCTTCGATGCGGAAGAAGAACGCCGCCCCTTCCGTGTGGGTGAAGAAGGAAGGCGGTGGCCGCGACTAAGACCGCCTTTACGCATCTTGCTAAGAATATCGGCAGCCCTCGAGTCTCGTTTCATACTAACTAGATTTTCAGCCCCAGTGTGGTCCCAGTGCTTTGACCGATCAGGTACCTCCTTCACTAGAATCCTAGCTGCCTCTTTCTCGATTAACTTCTGAGGAATCTCCTTTGGAGTACGAATAGGAGCAGGCTTACTCATTGATTACTTTGGAGATTTTACTCGCGGTGGGCCCCCTCCGAAGGGTGGACTGGAGCCGATGCATCCTCCAGCGCCCGCTTAGCGTCCTCAAGAGCCTTCTCCTCGGCATTGGCCTTACGACGACGCTCATTCTCCTCCTTCTGCGCCTTGATGGACTCCTCACGCTGCTCTGCGAAGAACATCTCCTTGTTGGACTCGTTCTCCTTGTACTTGCGCATCAGCTCGTTCAGCTCCTTCTCGGCATACTCAACCTCAGGCATCAGGTGCTCCGACGGATCCCACGGCAGCCAGGCACCAACCTTGCCGATGTAGAGATTGTCCTTCGGGTAGCGACGCTGAAGAACCTTGGAGAACATCTGAGCCTCCTCAACAGTCGCAAACGCACGACGAACCTTCACACCACGAACATTGGTACGGAAGTCCACCTTATTGTCATACATCTCCTGAAGGTTCTTCTCCTCCTTCAGCAGGAAGATCTGGTACTGCTCGTGGATGTCCGTCTTCTTCACCTCCTCCTTACGGACGCCAACAAAGTCGTTCGCATCCTTCATCAGGTCCTCGATCTTCAGCGAGTACTTCTTTGAAAGGAAGACCATCAGACTCTCAAGTCCCTTAACCTTCCACTCGTAGTCCATCCAGGACACGAACTTCTCGAACATGAACTCCTCCTTCTGCTTGATCACCTTCTCAGGGCTGATAAAGGAGACGATGCAGTACTTCTGCGTCGGGATCTCTGGGTCCTCGTCGAGATAATCAATCGGACCACTCTCATCGTGCTTAGGGAGCTCAGTGCGGGGCATTTACCTTTTATCACGACTTGGACTTAAGTTCTTTATCCGCGTAGGCCTTGAAAGACTTAAAAATATCCAAAATATTGTCCTTATCACTGCGACCTTTTGGTGGTGTTAAGGTCATTCGTTCAAAGTCTATCAAGTACACTTTTTTGGTAGAAGGATTGAACACAATATTATCCATGGAAACGTCATTGTGATACAAACCTGCCCTGTTCATTTCATCGATCTCTCCCGATAGTTCTTGTAGCCCTCGTACAATGGAGTTTAGTTCATCTTTGTTCACAGGAACAGGCTCTGGTGCCCAATCTAGAGCACCTTCATACACTTGTTCTAAGTTTGTAAAGTAGTCAGCAAGATTGAATCCTCCAAACTTGGAAAAAAGCATGGAGTTCCCCTTTCGAGCACACATTGCTTCGGGATAAATTGCATATGAGGGTCCAAGCTTACGAAGCGGTTCTGTTTTTGTGAACTCTGCCTGAGCTGCATCGGGTTTCATCACTTTAGAAACATAGTCTCCCTTCGGTTGTTTGGACGGATCGTCGCATTCTAGAGCAGGATAGTAGACTCGTCCAGACATTCCCTCTCCTATTTTTCCAGCGCCGCGACGTCTACCCATTATCAAGTGTTCGGATATAAAACCGCATTGTAGAATAAATGTACGATATCTTCACGACCGCCTATCTGTTCTTTCTGCTCTGTCCTGGCCTACTGATTACGCTGCCCCCTGGTGCTGGAATCATGACTGCTGCTGCCGTGCACGCGATTGTGTTCTTCCTGATCCTTCAGTATGTTTCCCTTTACGTTCCTTGGTGGACCGTCTGGGTTGTTGGAGTCTCCATTGTTGGATTCAAGCTTTGGTCGGCACGTTCCGTTGCTCCCGCATATTAAAAAATTCTTCGTGCCTAAGAACCAAACAAATGTCTGATTCTTCTGTGCCGAAGCCCACTCCTTCTGCTGGCGTTGATATGTCCGATCTCGTGACGCGTCTCGTGAAGTACCTCCTCGAGGGTCTCGCGGTGGCCATTGCCGCGTTCGTTCTCCCTGGCAAGACCCTGAAGGTCGCCGAGGTTGGCATGATCGCCCTCGTTGCCACTGCAACGTTCGCCATCCTGGATATCTATGCCCCTAGCGTGGGTGCCTCTGCTCGCACTGGTGCCGGTTTCGGAATCGGTGCCAACCTGGTTGGGTTCCCTCGGGTGTAAGGGAAAAATACGAGCTGTGGGGATCGAACCCACGCAACTTTCGTTAACAGATCTTAAGACTGTCTCCTTAACCACTCGGACAAGCTCGTTAGACCTTGAGTGCACTTACCAAGTGCGCGGCTAACGTTGTGGTCAGCAACGTTCCGTAGTTATTTTGCGTCATTTGCATTGTACCCAGCGCCACGACACATACTGGACTCGATGTAGAGACGAGAGTATACAAAACTTCTTCGAATGTATGAGGAACACAGAATGTATCATACATTCTCGCAGCACCGAAATGAATCACATAGTTAGCAGCGACAGCAGCGATACCCTTGAGAATTACTTCCATTTACCACTTACCTATCTTCAAGAAGTAATGGAACAGACATCCATTTTTCTTGTACGGTACAACGGTCGCTGGATGAAAATCAATTCTCGTGAGTTTGAACCAGAAAGGATGACAACAGACATAGCATGGATGCAGATCAAGGAGGGACTAACCCCCGAGGAAGCCTATCGGCGCTGGTTTGAGCTACAGCGCAGAATTTCTCGTGTTCTGAAGTAATGAGGACTCTGATTCTTGTCCTAGCCTTTGCGATCATCGTCTACCTCGTGTGGCGTCTCTGGAAGCCGATTATTGCACCGCCAAAGCGCGAGATTCCCGTCGATAAGGCAAATCTTTACTTTTTCCATACGGACTGGTGTGGACACTGTCAGAAGGCGATGCCTGAGTGGGAGAAGCTAGAGGCAGGACCTCATACGTTCGGAAACACAGAGGTATCCTTTGTTCGCGTGAATGCGGAGAAGGATCGCCCGACTGCTGACTTGTATGAAGTGGATGCATACCCGACCGTCAAGCTTGAGACCTCAACGGGTCTCTACACCTACAACCGTGGCCCGACGGCTGAGAAGCTAACCCAGTATCTCAGGGAGACGCTTGGAAAAGAAGCGTGATGCCTGCGTAAATCCCTCATCGTAGAGCTGCTTCTTCTGAGCATCCGTTAGCTCCTGCATGAGTGAAATCGTATCATTCTTGAACCAGAGAACATTGTCCGTATGAGACTCTGATCGAAATGCCTCGTAGAGTGTCGCAGAATAGTCCGATAAGGTCATCTTCCTCAGTCTCTCGGGCGTAATGCTAAGTTCAGATCGACTGATGTGAAATACCAATGTTTCAGCGGGAACAACCTTGTGCATGTTATGTGCGTAGAATCCGCCGTCGATATAGAGGTTATTGTAGAGCACCTGTGGATGAAACACGAACGGTAGACATGAAGAACATCTAATTGCATCCATAATTGAAACAGATCCCGTTAGCAAGACCGCCTTGCGAGTGGTCAAGTTTGATGCAAGAATATACAACTTCTGAGGCGCATCATCAATCACAGCATTTCGTAGGTCAACACCTTGACCGTCAAATGCCTTGAGAATAGTTTGAGTAAAAGAGTCCATTGAAAAAAGTGCCTTCTCTTGAGTGAACGACGTAATGGAAGTCAGGTTTATGGAAGGGATCACACCAGACAAATTGAAGTCTGTATCAAACATGTGCTTAATCGCAGGTAACGGGATCTTATAAGCGAGAGCTGTTGCGATAATGGAACCTGCAGAACATCCGTAGATTCCTTTGGGGAAGAGTAACGGTTGGTGCTTTTCAAGGGCGGCTAATCCTCCGATCATAATGCCGCCACGAACTCCACCACCTCCGAGGGCAATTGAGCTAAACATTCTTGTATGGAGGATGTAAGGATGCTGAAAGCCCGTGATGTATGGGACGAGCAAGAAGACCGCAGAGAAAAGCGCATGCGGGCAATGAGACCTGTCCTCAGCCAGCTCTATGGACAGATCCGTAAACAAGCGACACACAACCCAAATGCTCCGTACATTGTGTTTGAAATCCCTATGTATGTTTTCGGATATCCGTTGTTCCAGATCTCCGAAGCCCGTGAGTACATCATGAACACTCTTTCGCAAGGTGGATACATGGTGTGGGTCATTGATGATAAGTACCTGCTGATTTCATGGCTTAAGACAGCTGGCGGCAAACTATCTCAGCACCGACCCCCGGTCAGCATAAACTATCGCCCCCAAGTGTACGATCCTTCAACTCTTGGGAGTATGCGATAAACTCTTGCGGATAAACAATGCCGACATCATTGGTCATTGCCATATATAATAATATAGGTAGTGGAAAGGTTGAATACTTATTCGTAAATCCCGGTAAATATGCAAATGAAAACGATACAGTGGTTAGACTAAGAACCCCTACTGGTCAACTCTCTAAAGAACAAGCAAAGGAACAACTTAAAATACAAGTTCCAACTAAATCTGATAATAAATTTGCTCAAATTCAAAGTCCGATTGTGGTAAGGAGTCCATCTGGAAACCACGAGACATTTAAATCTAGAGTCTATATACCAAATATCCCTTGGGGATTTGTAAAAGGAAGTTGTAATGACGGAGAAAAACCAGACGTATGTGCCCAAAGAGAATTTCAAGAAGAAACTACACTAAGAATAGAAGTCCTATCTCGGTTTAAAAAACTTGTTATTCCTGGTATCGGTTTTAACGTTTATCAACTTGATCTTAATAAAACTGAAAAGGATCAAATTAGTATGGGAATAGAAAACAAAATTCAAAATTTAAAATCTGGAGAAATATTTGACTATGTATGGAGTCATCCTACGGACAAACCTCATTATATTACATTTAACCAACAAAGCCAAATTATATTAGATCGTCTAATTGAAAACCCGCTAACCCCAGGAAAACCACCAGCCGAGGCTGCTTCTGGAGGACCTATGAGTAGAACTCGTTCTGGAAATACATACTCTCCCTTCCCCTCTATTGAGTCTCCTCGTTCTGCAAGAACTCGTTCTGGAAATACACCCTCTCCTGTACACTTCCCCTCTCTTGCGGCTGATCATTCTATGTTTCGAGCTGAACAATGGGCACCGCCTTCCGCTGCTGCTGCGCCTTCCGCTGCTATGTTTCGAGCTGAACAATGGGCACCGCCTGCGGCTCCTCATCGTCGTGGAGGAAAGACCCGCCGCAGGAAAAATGGACGTAATCGTC